GGACTAGAGCCTGTCCTGTGATTCGGCCAAAAGGAATTTTCCTAACCTTATTCGAACAACAGGATTACTATTTCTAGGCAATACATGAAATTGAGTCTAAACAAAACTCTCAGCAGCGCTGAGATAAAAGAATAGGACTTCAAGGTCAAACACTGCTTCACGATACAATTTACGTTCGTACCGTACGGGGGACTCTCCCCGAGTGAAACACACTAATTAAACATTCCGGGCGTGAATCCGGATGAGTCTACTCGCTAAGAGCACCGTCGTATAAAACGGTGTACGCGATCAAATGATCACGGTGCTACTCAACAACATCCTTCCAAAAGTTGGAAAGATGTTGCTACTCTAAGTGCCTGGTAAGGACAATTCTTTGTAATAGATAGGAGGACCCAACCAAAAGTACAGTTGAAAGTCTTCTCCCGTCGAAACATAATTGTAAGCGGCATTAATACGATCCCCAGGAGTTGCTGGAGCACTATTTATCACATCGACACGATAACCTGGTTCAAGATTTCCCGTAGAAGAGAAATTGGGCAATCGTCGTGGATTTAAAAAGCGGAGATTCGAATAGAACGGAACCTCGAAAGTATGAATTGGGTTCACCATATTTGACCACCTCGTGGACCCATCAAAGGAAGGTGGAGCTAAGTTCTCTAAGAGCAAAGCTGGGGTTATGTTGCTCCCGGGATCGGGGAGCGTGGTAGCGGTTCTCCACAACCTGGAAACGTCAGTTCGAGAAGACGAATATGAATTGTGAGTAAAGTTTTCTACAGAACTCGCTGCCTCTGTGGCATCCAAACACCATCGAAAAGAACCTCTCCATCCTCCATAGCATGGGGATAGAAAGTTGATAATGTTTGTAGATAGAAAGGTATATGGTTCAGTTCGACCCACATCGACTTGCAAGGTACCGCCAACATCTGGATAGAATCCACCCATAACTGGATAAGCTGTTCTCTCATTGGTAATTAGAGAATACCCAGCGGGTGGTGCGTTAAATAACACTTCATGGAGCGTAAATCTTTTCATTAACTGTTTGAAAGAACCAACAGTTTCTCCAAAGAAGAGGTGATTTATATTAGGCTCATCAGATGCCGGAGATGCAAATGTGGTGAGGGTTTCAGGATCATTGACTTGTCCTTCACCTTCTACCATTTCTTGTGATTCTGTACCTGCTTCGGCCACAAAGTTGGCAGGCAAAACCACGGGTTCAGAGGTCAATCTCCATCGGAATACATCGGAAGTAGGTTGTGCAACTTGAAAATCGTCTAGCATAGAAACAAAGACGTTGACTTGGACGTCATTGTCGGAAACGATGCTATTCGGGACGGTAAGTTGATTGACTACATAAACACTGAGAACTCCGTTAGAGTGACTGGCGTGGGGCAACGGAACTGTAGCGAAAGCGTAACCAGAATTTCCAATTAGTTCATTCGGTACGTGTTGAACAAACATATCGGGCTGGCCCCATCCCACATCAATGGTGAAGTCAGTTGACTCCTCTATGTCGTGCACATGAGTGTAAGCTGTATTGTATGGAGAAGAAGCAGCACCACCATGGGGGTCGTAAACGAACTTGAGACGACCTTTATGGTATGCTGATGAAACAATTTGAAACCTAAATCTCATAGTTCCTCTCCAATATCTGAAGGGCAGTGCAGCAACACAAGGTGCAGTCATGTGAGTTTCGTCTTCTGAGTCAGGATTGATATACAATCTTGCTTGACATGGGTCCACGTAGTAATTGTGGAGCAACTCTTCTTCGACACTACTAGTTCGCCAGTTAAAATTGGAGAGGTAACTCTCCCTACTGGCAATGCCGGTGATGGTCATCTCGTCGTCGGACTTAAGACCCAAAATGGCTGGGTCAATTGAAACTTCTTGTTTACAATCCAAAGAAAGTTTAGAATTATCTGACGGAAGGTTGGTCACAGCAAATGTATTCTTCGCCACAGGAATATATTGCGACTTATCTAACATTGTGGGAGCTGAATAACCAAACAAAGATGCGACCGAAGACAAAGACTTTGCCCCGATCTCTGTAGCTCTAGCGAAATTCCCAATGAAGGGAACTCTACTAAGTGCGCCTGCAACGCGAGCAACAGTAGTAGCAGGTTTTGAAATTGGCCCCTGGCCATACTCATCTGCAGCTTCTGCACGAAATTCATCACGCAAAGTCTTGTTGGGGGACGAGAATAGCAAAGAGGTTTGTGGTTCGTAATGAGTGGGAAGTGAAAATACTACATTCTCCGCCCAAGCGAACACTGAAACTGTAATGGGGACATCAGCTCCGTTTGCGTGTTTAAGTATCTGCAAACTAGAAGCTGTAACTTCACCCATATCGGCCCATCCTTTCTCAACGATATCAATAGCATTTCTGTAATAGAAAAATGGTAACTCGAGAGTTCCACCTTGCGATAATGTCGGATTAAGGAAGACGTGAGGTTTTTGTGACATGCCGACAAAATCTGCGTCGACAGGGTCCCTCGTTTGTTTCAGTCCATCTGATGGAGCCAAGGGGTTGTAGGACGCCAATATCCTACCGTAATAAAAGGCATTTCCATTCAACACAAATTTCACTTTCATGGTACATTGTAACATTTTGTAATTGGAAATGCGGGACAAGTTGGCTGGATCCTCCCAGAAGAGGGTCCACGGGTCAAACTTCAGATTAAGATGAGAACCCACTTGCCAATCAGTTGTAGCAATCTTGATAGGTCGCTTAAACCAATCGGACAAAGATAGGTCTTGAATCATGTCGGATGACCGGAAGGAGTCCATAGTGGTGCCGCGTGTATCGGCAAAGGACGGTGCAGCGTCGTTAAATTCAACGTTCTGCTGGTCCAATCGTTGTGGTGCTGGAGTTCCGAAGTCCAGCGGCTTATTAAGTTGATAATTAGAAGTGCGGTAAATTTATAGGGATCAGCTACTCTCCGCAGAGTGCTGTCCGGGTACATTTATGTAAATTGTATATACAAACATGAAAAACAAATATGCAAGCCTCCGTTCTGGGATATTATGTACAATACGAAAGAACGTGGTAACCAATACAAATAGGGAGATTTTGCTTTATACAAGGCTGATCTCATACAGCCTAAGACGGCAGGTTGGATTCCTGCCATTGGAGCACACGAGCGTCGAAATCAACGTCAAGGTCTTTGGAGTGAATATTATTTGCTTCACAGACTAGACGAAGTTTAACGCGTTGCTGATCGTACTCCTCGCGGCCATAGAGAAAGAATTCTCTCAACGCTGATCCAACAGCATCGACCGCATCGTCTTGCATCTCTCCTGGTTCGGAAGTACAGGAGCAGTACTGCATTTGACGATATATCGCCTCTTTGTCAAGAGCACCAACACGGCACGAAAGTTCTGGAATGAAAACACTTTTCCTTTTAAGAAAGTCCAAATCCTTAACGGGCCAAAAGCCCAGATCTGTATCCTTCTTATCAGGGGTAGTGACAGTCATGCCAACTCCGCGCAAGAAATCTCGGAAGATGCAAAAAGACAAGAGGCGACGGGCTCTCTCAAGGACAGTGCCAAAGAGGTCATCGCCATAGGTTGTGATCGCTACATTGGAACGAAAATCGAAGAGGTCTGAATCTCCTTTATTAACAGGATGAAGAGCGCCATTACGAACACATCCCATTGCGCGTAAGCTGTCGAAATAACAACATCTCACGAACAGGGAATTGTCGGAGCTATTAACATCCACTGTCAAAGAATTGCCAGAAATCCACATCCACATTCGAACAAGGGTGCCATTCCAAGACACCAGAGGGTTAACGAGATCGGAAATCATTGCGGACATAATCTGGATAGACTGAGAGTCATACCCAAACACTTTAGCAATATCCAACATCATTTTCATACTGGCACTGGTAACGTTAGCTGGGCGGCATAGATCAAAGTTCTTGTAATCCAGACCAAAACCCATAACATCAGCTGCTTGAAAGGCATTTTCTCCTCCATATTTGAGCACATAGATCATCATTTCCTCCCAATCGGGTCCGGCACAGTTAACCCCTACTGCACACTCAGTGAGATGGGGGTGATTGTGACGAAACTCAATCAAGGGCAAGAAATACTGCCTCAACAAAATAGTAAAAGCCGCTTCCTGAACGTAAATGATTCTACATTTGTCCTTAGTGACTTTGACAGCCTCATCTTTAAAACATGCATAAGAGAAAGTGTTTGCTCTCTCATTGTTCATATAATGAGCTACTATCCGGTTGTACTCCTCAATAATCTCTGGAGGAGCAGTCCAAGTTTTTGGGACATCTGGGGACACTTGGGTACCTGTGAAGTACTTATCCTTGCGTCCCAAGGAGGGAAGTCCAATGGAAGTTTTCATCTCTAGGGACTTAATGTGATCCCTATCGGGAATTCCGTTGATGGCTTGGTCGAATGTGAGGGGTTTACACCACGTAGGGTGTTTACCAACCCACTTTTTCGCCATTGCCAAAATGGGGCAGAGGTAGTCGTCAACTGCCAACCGTAGGAGCTCAGGATCCATATCCAATGCGCCTTCCTCAACAGCGAGGATAGCGCGATTGTACTGGATATAGGGAGGATCGAATTTAGGTGGTCCATATTCGACTTGCTTCCCATAAACCTCGTCAATAGCATCAGCAATCAAAGACCGCTTAATCTTACTGACTGGTTTGGCTCTCAAAGGACATTGGCCTAGTGCGACAACATTTCCGGTGGTGCCCACGCTGCCGTCATGAAAAACGGTAGCCTTAGGGTGGGCTGGGCCGGGGGCATAGACTTCAGCCCCCATTAATTTCGTGTCAACAGGCGAACTCTGTGCTCCCAAAACAACTGGGTTTTGCAACAATAGTTCCTCCCGCGCAATCTCAAATTCGGGTAAGGTCAAACTAACGCATACTCCTTCTCGTTTACTGGAGAAAGTGAGCGGGCGCCCCGCAACATGAAAGCCGATAATAGCACCATCGGTGCGATCAGCAATGATAGGGGTACCACACATACCTTCTCTGGTATAAGAGGAAGAATAGACGTAACCGTTCGGAATAGTGATATGTTCAGTTTTAATGTTCTCTCGCTGAACAGCACACACCTTTTCTGAAATGATTTTGTTATTGACATTCAACACCAAGTTGGCAGTACAGCTCCCGTTAAAATCGGACTTAAGGAGCATACTGGTGAGATCTTTGGAAGGGGGACATTTGGAGATATAGAGCAACACTAAATCCTTCATTCCGACTTGCACAACGTTGTTACGATATACACGGACTTTGAGGGGATTGCTGTCTACCCAATTTATGGTAATATCCTTAGACTCAAACCAAGGTTTGTTGAGATCAAAATCTTCATGGAAGAAGTGACACGGCATTTCGAAGATGTTCGAGCACAGAATCGTTGATCGACATGTCTGACCAGTTAAGTTGTCTTTAATTACTACAACATTTGACTTGGTCTTTGAGACACAATGATCAGAAGGTCTATTCTTCTTCTCCGCTGAAACTGGTGGATCATTAGAGAATATAGAAAAACTTTGAAACCATGAAGGTTTACGAACTTCTCCGTCGGCTGCCTCTGGATTATTCTTCCTCCAGGCGTTCCACAGGAGTAAACCTGCGAGGATAACGCCGGAAGCTCCAGCAGCAGCAACGAGACCAGGTTGGTATTCATCTGGCCTTGATCGGGCTTTCGCCCAAAGTGCGCGCTGTATGTTGGGGCACGCATCAATTTTCCGTTGAATTTCAGCATATCTAGCTGGAGCTCCAAGGGTGGCTCGGAAAAGCTGGACACCGTAGTAGCCACAAGTTGCAATTGCACCAATAGTGATAGCTGTAGGCAAAGCGTACTTAATCACTGGGTTAATTGGAGGCACAATTGAAGGGGCAGTAGGCAACTTCGGTATCTTTTCACAGATCTCGCTGAAAAAGCGACGGGTTGGGGACATCAGGCTGATATGTTTAACAAACCTTGGTCGCGGGGTGACCATATATTGACCGAGTCTAGACAACTGGAAGGAATACCATGACTCTGAGAAGCATCTTAAATAGGAGTAAGTAACTCCAGTAGACACCAACCCAAAAGAAACGGATTTCCGGACCATTGTTTTGACAGGAACAATCTTCTGATCTTGGGCCGCGACTGCCCACATCAGTTTCTCCTTGAAATAATTGAAGAACCGATGCTCGGCAATGACGCCAGGGACGACAGCAATAGCGTGAGCCATCATCCAATCTGTTACATGGTTGACCTCTTGCAACAATTCATGATCCAGCATGCCCACGACTTTTGAATCTAGGGACAAAATGCTGTTGAACCATTCCAACGGGGTTAACCAACGAGAAATGGAGGCCTTTGCCGCTCTGAAGCAAGCGCGGGCCAAGGTCTCTGCGAGACCAGATTCAGCTTTGAAAGGTGCTAAACCTTGTTCAGTGTGCCCAGGAAAATTATTAAAGGCATTACCGAACTGGGGGGGGTCATTGAAGACCGGGGGGCCAAATTGTGGTAAGGTAACATCACCGCTGGTCTCAAAAGGGTTACGAACCACTACAGGTGGTACATAATCAGTCATAGAAGTAAGGACTGAATCTCCCTTTCGAGGAGGTGTGTAAGTGTCTTCAGAGATGACGCTACAGGAATCTTTAGGATTACATTTACACCCACGCAAAGTAGAGCATTTGAGACAGTTTCCCATATTCTTCTTCTCGAAGTTTTTCAGGAGCTTTTCGGCTTCCTTCTTACCGTGGGTGACGGATCTTTGGATTATCAGTTGTTCGAGTTCACGAATACCGATATCCTTGGCGACACGGTCTTTATGGTTCCCGTAATCAAAACGGAGGTAATGGCGCTGCTTCCTACCAGAGGAATCGATGCTAAGTTCATAAACACCGAAAACCCATGCGTCCGGATAATCATCATTTTCAAAATCAGGATGATCATCGTCCAGACGACCCATTGAGTTGCGATACTCATCACGGATATCGACATGGATGCACATATATCGACGGAAATAAGCCCCTGGCTCTGTCATTAATTTGAGCAGAGGGGTTTCGTCATTTGCGGCCATGGTTGCAGCATAATGCTTACAAACAATGGCGGCCTTGCTTTCCACGTCAGACCGAACGGGCTGAAAAGGCTGGTTGCCAACTAGTGCAAGAGACAATACAACCGCTGGGTTGATCGCCGTGTTGAACTCTGTTTTGACAGGGGCAATCTCATCAATGTGAATAGTTTCAGTCTCATTGGTGAGTTTGTCTTGGTACTTATCTGCCAAATTGATGGTAGACGCATACTTGGGATTGTATTGACGCTTCAACCCCAAAGCGATACAAGTGCAAATGTGTGGGATCATAGAGCTTTTACCAACTCCGGGGGGTCCCCAGAGAAGGTATCCTTGTGCAGCTTTAACGAAATCGACATTAGTATCCAATTTCCTACAAGCTTCATAAAAGTCAATGATAGGTTTAACCACAGTATTAGCGAGGACAGACGTGCTGCCTCCAGCTTTGTACTTGAGAATTTTATGACATTCGTCAATCATCGAGCGCAATTCAGTGAACATTTCTGTTCTCATCGCATCAGCATTCGCTGGCTTCTCAGAAGAAAATAAAATGGACTTCTGATTATACCAATAAATGTAGCGGGCTTGAATTTTGTGCAGCTGGGATGTAGACAAATTCATGGGATCGAGTGACCTTTCGCGAAGGCACTGCAACCCAATAGTTGAGACCCAGTGATACGTAGAGATGACTGCATCGATCAAATCGAATGCATTCAAATTTTCCGCAGCACGGGCTTTCGAAAACTCATCAATAAGAGTGTGATTGATCTGCACATCATTAATTTTGCAGGCGGCAATCGCACTCACGGTGCCCAATATATAAACAAGTTTACGGGCAAAAGGAGCATTCTTGAGTCCTTCCCAAACAACAGGAAAGATCCCAGGTTGGCCAGGATCGGCCTCTGATCGGTAAAGACCAGCTTCAGCAGCGTAACGATCGCCTATCGTTCTGCTGGTATCGCCAAGATCGGCGGAGCAAAAATTGGTAATGTATGAATATGTCGTGACAAGTAGACTGCCATTGACATAATATTTCAAATACATACCACACGTTGCGAGCGCTTGCTGAAAGGTTGTATCAGCACTAAGCTTATAAGAGAAAAGCAATAAACGCTCAACGTGATTGACGACCTCATCGGCCATTGTTGCACCTAAAATTTCTTGTGCATTGGACCGTATTTGTTCCCACGGTCCAGGGAGTGAAAGACTATTGGGATCAAGAGGTACAGGTACTTCTGGATCAAGAGGTACTGGTACTTCTGTTCCAATTAAGGTTTCACGACTTGCTTCGGAATAAAATTCACTATCATAGTCAAAATTTGAAGAGGGGCCACCATGTTTTGGTGGCAATCCTTTCTTCTGCGTAAGTTTCTTGGCACGATGTTCTTTACCCAGACGCTTTCTGAGGCGTTTGGCTAATTTCTTTGATGATTTGATCTCCAGTTTGCGGAGATCACCATTGTTAGGCAAAGAATTGTGCAATGATTCGGCATGTTGCGTGGAACGAGTAGTCCCACGCAGGTGTGAAACGGCAGGATGCCGTTTGCGGGATCCAGCGGCCAAGCTGGCGTCGTGCTTTTCGGTTTGGATACCGATGGCGGGGCCTCCCTGATTATTAGATTCACTTATAGGGGACATTATTCATGAGGCGGGGGGACAGCTTTTACTGGTGCTGCGAGACCAGTCAAAATCAAGGAGGAAATAAATCGACTCCAATGACGTCGGAAAGAAGATGCGTTGATGAAGGATTTGATACCTACATGCAAAAGATACGCAAAGTGTAGGGAATACTACAGGCGCTTGTAACGGAATTTCTTACCTATCATACTGGGTTCCAAACCAGCAAAAAGTTAATACTGAGAACATTCTAGTATATATAGGATCATAAGACCCTTGGGTATGTGAAGAGCTGTTTAATGAGTTCAAATTTTCGCTGAAAGCAAAGATTCCTGGGTCACAGGCAATCCTCACAATCGCTATCTAATAAAATCAAACAGGTACATCAATCCAAGCGCAATCAGAGATCACAAAATAAAACTAGAACCTAACAAAAGAGGCTCAATCAGTAAAAGAGCTTTTCAGGCTCGTGTCAGAAGACTTCATCCCAAAGAAGAGATGTATCAACGACGTTACATATGGGTTTCGCGTGCACTTACCTTGTACTGCTTCACAGCTATAGCACTAAGGCAGTATACACGTGGTTATCAGGTAAACCATATCCCCGTAAAGGGAAGCTCGACATATAGATCGATACACAATGTATATTAATTCACATCGCGCGAGTGGTGTTCAATACTGGTGGTAATTCACAGTTAACGACTTGTCTAAAAGACGTACGTTCATTTTGGTTTTTCCTAGCTCTTGAAACACCGAGCTTTCGTACTTGAAATTAGGACGACATCACATAGTACTGTTAATGAGAGTCGAACAAGAAATGGTGGTTTCTTACCTTAATATAACAAAAGAATTCAGAAAAGTTATAAAAGGATTTGTGAGAAGAAATGATCACTACAATTAATTAAAATCATAGCAAACAATTACATTCTCGTGGGACTGTACAGATTAATAAATCTGTACAGA